CTGTTCCTTTCAGTTGAGGGGGACAAATGTCCCCCGGGTTGTGCCTGCGTCGCAGGCTTCAGCGCAGCGGGGTCACGCCGCGCAGCGTTTGCTCCCAGGTCTCAGCCTGGGCTTCCCTTGCCTGCGCCAAGCGCAGGGTCTGGGCCTTGCGGCGGGCAGCGCGCCGCGCGTCGTGCGCCTGCTGGCGCAGTTCGGTCTTGAACGCCCTGAGGGCGTCCTTCTGGGTCTCTTTGATCATTGCTCTCTCCTGTGAATGGGGGACAAATGTCCCCCGGGTTTCACCAACCCCGACGGCCTCGGGATTGGCACACGACGGCGCGCCCGCCGTCCACGCGGACGACTGCGGCCATGAATCGGTACCCCGGGTATGCGCCCGAGGCACGGAACACTTCTTCTGCGGCGGCTTCGGCCCGCTCTCGGGCCGGGTGCTCCCCGTACCGCTTCATGTACCCGTCTTGGCTGACGGGCCCTGAGACTACGGTGTTGAAGCCCGCGAACCCCCCGCCGACGAGGGTTGCGGTGTGGACGAGAAAGTACTCTTTTGGCATGGCTCTCTCCAACAGCACGCCGCTCCCGACGGGAGCGTCAAGCGCACTCGCAAGGGGGACACGTGTCCCCCTTAGCGGCTACGCTCAGAACTCGTAGTCTTCCAGCGCCACAGGCGCATATCCGTCCACGGGTTCGCTTTCGTAGACGGGTAGATCGCACATTTGTGCAGCCTCTTGCAAGTGCGCTTGCACAGGCAGTTTTCCGCCGTTGTGCGCGAAGCGCATGGCGTAGTAGAGAACGTCCACTTCACTCTCCTTTGCAGGGCTGTGCCCTGATGTACGGACAGCGCCCGACGGGCGCGTCACATCCGCACTGGTCTGCGCCCCGCAGGACGCAGCACCGCTGCGGACGCAGCGATGATGGGGGGGACATCGCGTCCCCCCTGAGGGATCACTCGAACGTGATCCCGTCTTTGACGGCTTTGAGCACGCCCGCCACTTCGGCCTTGCTCAGGCCTGCGGCCACGAGGGCCGCGATCACGTCGCCCGCCACGCGAGCCACGACGCGAGTCCGCACAGGCTCCGCCTTGTGCTGGCGAGAGCCGCCGCCCACGAACTCCGGGTGTGCACGGCGCAGACGCTTCAAACGCTGGTACGCCGCAGCGTCCGCCTTGGGCAGAGTGCCGTCCGCATTCAGGGTCACGCCGTACTTGGCGGCGATCGCTTGGATGCACGCGGTTTCGTAGGCAGCGTAGGAAACCCGCTTCGCCTGCGCTTGCAGGTCGAGCCACGCCGTGGCAAGTGCGTCGCCGTGGGTCAGTACGGCAGCGATTGCAGTCTTGAGAGACATGTGAGATACCTTCCGATCATGGGGGACATCGTGTCCCCCCAGCGTACACGACGCTGTCACGTCGAGAGCGAAGTGCTCTCATAAGTAGTGCTACCCCCCTGCCGAGGGGGTCAAAAGACCCTGCTGCGGCGACCCCACCCCTACCCACCACCCCCCTGTGCAGGGCTGATACGCGACATAATATAAACACTATTCCACAACCATAATTTCAATTTTTACAAAAACGGCAATTTTCATAAAAACACAAAACAAAAAATACAAAAACTGCGGTTTTTACAAAAATCGCCCTTTTCTAAAACACAAATAAAATTTTTATAAAATTTTTACAAAAATACCTTATACACTGTCCAGTGTTTGACACGTATGCAGAAAAAAATCCCGGGGAGCAAGCTCAACCCGGGACAAGGCACAGAAGCCTTTGTAGTATAGGCTTGCGACGCGCGGGTTGCAACGCTACACTGCGCGCACTGGGGCGCTTTGACGCGGCCCTGCGCCATATGCTGGAACACCTCCTTGATTTCGAGCCGCCCATTGAAAGCCCCGACCGCGTAGTGCCGGTGGCACAGGTGTCTGCGCCAGAGCTTGTAGCGGCCCAACAGGGCACCGTGGACTGGCTGGCTTCCCTGGGCGCGCCCACCGAAGACTCTACCGACGCACAGCTTGCTGCTGCGCTGGCACAACAGGCCTTCACAGCGGTCACGACGTCGACCCCGACGCCCGATCAGCACGCGGCACTGTTGCAGTTGAAGACGCCTCCGGCGGTGCGCCATCTTGTGGGCATGTTGACCGCCTACGACTGGGCATTCGTCGAGCAGGCGCGAGAGTTGCGCGGCTACGCGGTGTCGCAGATCTTGGAGGAGACGAAAAACCCCGACCCGCGCATTCGCCTGCGGGCGCTGGAGATGCTGGGCCGCGTCACCGAGGTGGCGCTGTTCACCGACCGGGTGGAGGTCAAGAAGACCAGCGTCAACGACGCCGAGTTGGACGCCAAGATCAAGGAGAAACTGTCGCGGTTCATGTCGGTCACGGACGTCTCTGACGTCTCTGACGTCGTCGCCGTAGGCGACGTCTCCGCCGAGGCAGACGCCTCGTGAAGTTCCCCGACTTCCTGACCCCCGCAGAGGCCGCAGCGCTTCAGCGCGCGTTGCCCACGATGACGGCCAAGGAGAAGGCCGAGCTGTTCGACCTGCTGGAGGAGCGCGAGAAGCGCGCCAAGCTCAGCGCCGCCCGCACGGGCCTGTTGGGCTACGCCCACGCCATCTACCCGGGGTTCAAGGAGGGGCCGCACCACCGCAAGCTGGCGCAGATCTTCGACGCCGTGGTCAGGGGCGAGAAGACACGCGTGATCATCAACATCGCGCCTCGCATGGGCAAGTCGGAGTTTTCCTCGTACCTGTTCCCGGCGTACTTCCTCGGACGCTTTCCCGAGAAGAAGATCATCATGGGCACGCACACGTCGTCGCTCTCGGAGGACTTCGGGCGCCGGATCAGAAACCTCATCGAGACCGAGGACTATCAGCAGATCTTCCCCGCCACCAAGGTGGCTGATGACCAGAAGGCCTCCGGCAAGTGGTCGACCGCATCGGGCGGGCAGTACTACGCCGTCGGTGTGGGCGGCAGCATTGCAGGCCGGGGCGCGGACCTGTTCGTCATTGACGACCCGCACTCGGAGCAGGACCTGAAGGCCGGCACACGCACGCCCTTCGATGCGGCGTGGAACTGGTTCCAGACCGGGCCTTTGCAGCGCCTGATGCCCAATGGGGCGATCATCGTGATCATGACGCGGTGGTCGCAGATCGACCTCACGGGCCAGTTGATCAGCCACCAGATCAAGAACCCCGACGCCACGCCTTGGGAGATCGTCGAGCTGCCCGCCATCCTCAACGAGAACACCGCCGAGGAGAAGAGCCTGTGGCCCGGGCAGTGGCCGCTGGAGCAGTTACAGGCCAAGCGCGCAGGCATGGACCCGCGCTTCTGGCAGGCGCAGTACCAGCAGAACCCCACGAGCGAGGTGGCTGCGGTCATCCGGCGCGATGCATGGCGTATATGGGAGCGGGATCAGCCGCCCAGGTGCGACTACGTCATCCAGTCATGGGATACCGCGCACGAGACCAAGACCGCTGCGGACTTCAGCGCCTGCACCACGTGGGGCGTGTGGTTCAACGAGGACGACAACAACAACGCGCACATCATCCTGCTGGACGCCATCAAGCACCGCTGGACGTTCCCTGAGCTGAAAAAACGAGCGTTGGACTACTACAGGGAGTGGGAGCCCGACACGTGTCTTGTTGAGAAGAAAGCCGCAGGCGCCCCTCTGATACAGGAGCTGCGCGCAACAGGCGTGCCGGTGTCGGAGTTTTCGCCTTCAAGAGGTAAAGTTGGCACAAAGACAGACAAAATGGCGCGTTTGAACTCCGTGTCGGACATGTTCATGTCTGGGCGTGTGTGGGCGCCGGACACTCGCTGGGCGAAAGAGGTCATTGAGGAGGTCGCGGCGTTCCCCGCAGGGGACCACGACGACTACGTGGACACGTGCATACAGGCCCTGATGCGCCTGCGCATGGGCGGGTTCGTCAGCTTGCCGTCTGACGTGCCGGATGAACCGCCACAATTCCGTGGGTTCAGGAAGACGGCGTACTACTGAGGAGCCAGATATGGCAACGAACTTCGACCGGGCCATGACGCCCTCTCCCCTCTCGCTGCTGCCGGAGCCCAGCCCGGACGACCCGGGCATGATCGAGATTGAGATCGAGAACCCGGACAGCGTCACGGTCGGCGTGGACGGCATGGAGATCACGCTCATCCCGGGAGACGACGACCTCGACGAGGGCTTCGCGGCCAACTTGGCCGAAACGATGCCTGAGGACGCCCTACAGGCCCTGGCGAGCGACCTGCTGGAGCTGGTGGACGCCGACATCAACAGCCGCAAGGACTGGGTCAAGGCCTACATCGACGGGCTGGAGGTGCTGGGGCTGAAGTACGAGGAGCGCACCGAGCCTTGGTCGGGCGCGTGCGGGGTGTACAGCCCGCTGCTGGCCGAGGCGGCGATCAGGTTCCAGTCCGAAATGATCACCGAGACGTTCCCCGCGCAAGGTCCGGTGAAGACGCAGATCGTCGGGGCGATCAACCGCCTGAAGGAGGAGGCTGCGGAGCGCGTCCGTGAGGACATGAACTACCGCCTGACCGAGGAGATGGTGTCTTACCGCCCGGAGCACGAGCGGTTGCTGTTCTCCCTGGGGCTCGTTGGCGCGGCGTTCAAGAAGCTCTACAAGGTGCCGGGGCAGAAGAACCCGGAGGCGGTCTACATCCCCGCAGAAGACCTCATCATCCCCTACGGTGCGGCCAACGTGTACACCGCCGAGCGCGTGACGCACGTCATGCGCAAGACCAAGAACGAGGTCAAGAAGCTGCAAGTGGCGGGGTTCTATCGGGACGTGGAGCTGGGCGAGCCTGAGCACGTTGTCACCGACATCGAGAAGAAGAAAGCCGAGGAAGAGGGGTACGCGCTCAACGAGGACAACCGCTACCAGTTGCTGGAGATCCACGTCGACTACGACATGCCCGGGCATGAGGACGAGGACGGTGTGGCGCTGCCCTACGTCATCACGATGGAGCGTGGCACGCAGCAGATCCTGGCCATCCGGCGTAACTGGGACGAGGACGACGAGGCCCACCAGAAGCAGCAGCACTTCGTGCAGTACACGTACATCCCGGGCTTCGGGGCGTACGGGCTGGGCTTCTTCCACATCATCGGCGGCTACGCGCGCGGCGGCACGTCCATCATCCGGCAACTGGTCGATGCAGGCACGCTGAGCAACCTGCCCGGGGGGTTGAAAGCCAGAGGACTGCGAATCAAAGGGGACGATACCCCCATCGCCCCGGGCGAGTTCAGGGACGTCGACGTGCCCTCCGGCGTGGTGCGCGACAACATCATGCCGCTGCCCTACAAGGAGCCGTCGCAGGTGCTGGCGGGCCTGCTGGAGCGCATCACGGACGAGGGGCGCAGGCTTGCGGCCATCGGGGACTTGAAGGTCTCCGACATGTCCTCCGAGGCGCCCGTGGGCACCACGCTGGCGCTGCTGGAGCGCCAGCTCAAGACGATGAGTGCCGTGCAGGCCCGGGTCCACGCCAGCTTGCGGATGGAGTTCAAGCTCCTGAAGAAGCTCATCCGTGATGACACCCCGCCCGACTACAGCTACGAGCCCGAGGGGGCCACGCGCAGGGCCAAGCAGAGCGACTACGACATCGTCGAGATCATCCCGGTCAGCGACCCGAACGCGGCCACGATGGCGCAGCGGATCGCGCAGTACCAAGCCGTGTTGCAGCTCGCAAGCACCGCGCCGCAGATCTACAACATGCCCCAGCTCCACCGAGGGATGCTGGAGGTCATCGGGATCAAGAACGCCGACAAGCTCGTTGCTTTGCCTGAGGACCAGAAGCCGCAGGACCCGGTCACCGAGAACATGCACGTGCTCATGGGCACGCCCGTCAAGGCGTTCGTGTACCAAGACCACGAGGCGCACATCATGGTGCACCAGTCGTTCATGCAGGACCCGAAGATCGCCGCCACGCTGGGCCAGAACCCGATGGCGCAGCAGATGATGGCCGCGCTCATGGCGCACATTGCGGAGCACGCCGCGTTCGCGTATCGCGCGCAGGTCGAGCAGGCGCTGGGTGTGCCGTTGCCCGCGCTGGACGAGGACTCCCAGGCGCCCATCGCCCCGGCGGACGAGAAGGCCCTGGCCCCGCTCATCGCCGCTGCCGCGCAGCGCACGATGCTCCAGAACCAAGCCGCCGCAGCGCAGATGCAGGCCCAGCAGCAGGCGATGGACCCGACGGTCCAGATGCAGATGCAGGAGCTTCAGCTCAAGGCGCAGGAGTTGCAGCGCAAGGAGGCCGACAGCCAGCGCGACTTCGCGATCTCGCAGCAGAAGCTCCAGCTTGAGGGCCAGCGCCTTGCGCTGGACGCGCGCAAGGAGGGTGCACGGCTCCAGTCTCAAGAGCGTCAGGGCGACAAGCGCATCCAGGCCGACATGGTCAAGAGCATGATGAAGCCGCGTCCGCAGCCTAAAGGACCGGCCAAATGAACGTGTTCGAGGCGGCGCTCAAAGAGATCGTATGGAAGCGCCAGTCGCTTGAGACGGCGCTGTGCGGGGGTCAAGCAGAAGACTTTCCCGCATACAAAGGACTCGCAGGGGAAATCCGAGGTCTTTCCTTTGCCGAGATGGTAATCAACGACCTTGTGCGTAAATTGGAGAATGGCGATGAGTGAACTGCTCCTAGCGGATGCAGAGGGGAGTACGTCTGTTTTGCCTCAAACCGACGTCGAGAAGGCACGTCAAGTGCCCGATCCGGCGACCTACCACATTCTGTGCATGGTGCCGAAGGCAGAACAGGAGTACGAGAGCGGTCTAGCCAAAGCCGGACAGACGATGCACTACGAAGAAGTGCTGTCACCCGTGCTGTTTGTGGCCAAAATGGGCCCGGACTGCTACAAGGACCCCCTGCGCTTCCCTTCTGGGCCGTCGTGCAAGGTCGGAGACTTCGTGCTTGTGCGTCCGAACTCGGGCACTCGACTGAAGATCCACGGAACCGAGTGGCGGATCATCAATGATGACTCCGTCGAAGCGGTGGTTCAAGACCCGCGCGGCATCAAGCGCGCATAAGGAGCAGACACATGGCTGATTTCAAGTTTCCTGACGAGCAGGAAAACGACAAGGCTGAAGCCAAAGTCGACTACGAAGTCGAAGGCGACACCGAGATTGAGGTCATCGACGACACGCCGCCGGAGGACCGGGGCCGCACGCCGATGAAGGACCCCCCGCCGGAGGTGACGGACGAAGAGCTGGAGCAGTACGGCGACAGCGTGCGCAAGCGCATCCAGCACCTCTCCAAGGGCTACCACGAGGAGCGCAGGGCCAAGGAAGCGGCACAGCGCGAGCGCGATGAGGCGGCGCGGCTGGTCAACTCGTTGCTCAACGAGAACAAGAAGCTCCAGGGCACGGTTGGGCAAGGGCAGCAGGTGCTCGTCGAACAGGCCAAAAAGGTCGCCCAGACCGAGTTGGACGAGGCCAAGCGCAAGCTCAAGGAGGCGCACGAGGCGTTCGACACCGACGCCATCATCGAGGCGCAAGAGGCGCTGACCAGCGCAAAGATGCGTTTGGAGCGCGTCAGCAGTTTCAAGCCTGCCCCTTTACAACAGGGGCAAAATGAGGTACAAACTGCGCAGCAGTCTCCGGCGCAAGCGCCGCAACAGCAGCTTGACCCCAAAACCAATGCGTGGATGCAAGCCAATCCTTGGTTCGGGAAAAACAAGCGGCTGACGGCCTTTGCGATGGCGCTGCATGACGAGCTTGTGGAAGAAGGCGTCGACCCTCGGGATGATGCATACTTCCAACGGATCGACTCAGAGCTGCGTGAAAACTTCCCGAGCGCGTTTTCCTCGGCGAAGAAGCCAGCGAAGGCATCCGTGGTGGCACCGGCCACGCGCAGCACAGCGCCCAAGAAGATCGTGCTGACGCAGTCGGCGCTTGCCCTTGCAAAGCGGCTCGGCTTGACGCCGGAGCAGTATGCCCGCGCGGCAGCAGAGGAAATGAGGAAGCAAAATGGCTGATCGTACCCCCCGTGATCTGGACACTCGTGCGCGAACCGAGCGTCCTCGCCAATGGGTTCAACCCGATCTTCTGCCGAGCCCGACCCCTCAAGAGGGGTACGAGTACCGGTGGATTCGCCTGAGCACTTTGGGTACCAGTGACCCGAAGAACATTTCTTCCAAGATGCGCGAAGGCTGGGAACCTGTCAAAGCAGCCGACCATCCCGAACTCATGATGGCTGGGAACAACGACAATCCTCGTTTTCCTGACTGCGTCGAGATCGGTGGGTTGATGCTCTGCAAAACCCCCAAAGAGTTCGTTCATCAGCGCAATGCCCACTTTCAACGCATGACTGACGGGCAGATGCACTCTGTTGACAATTCGTTGATGCGCGAGAACGACGCCCGCATGCCGCTGTTCAATGAACGGCGCTCGGAAGTGAAGTTCGGACGTGGTGCAGCAAACTAGGAGTTCTAGATGTCTTACCCCTCTGTTGATCGGCCTTACGGCCTGATTCCGCAGAACCTGATCGGCGGACAAGTCTTCGCAGGTTCGACGCGGATGATCCCGATTGCCTCCGGCTACACCACGGGTGTGTCGGGCGGCGGTCTTTTCTTCGGTGACCCGGTGAAGTTCACCAGCACCGGCACGCTGATCACCTCTGGTCTGGCGTACAACTCGGCTGCGGCGGAGACGGGCGGCACGCTCGGCATCTTCCTGGGCTGTGAGTACAGCCCTGCCGGCGGTCCGATCTACGGCAAGATCCGCTCCCAGTACTGGGCCAACAGCACGGTCGCCCCGGACGCTGTGGCTTACATCTGCGATGACCCCGATGTCATCATGAAGGCGGCGGTCATCAGCTACACCAGTGGCTCGACCATCACCGCTGGCGCGGTCAGCGCTCTGTCGCTGGGCACGAACGTGTCCACGATGGCCACCAACACCGCCAACACGGGTGTGAACGCCAACACGGCGGGCAACTCCAACGTCGGCGTGATGGGTGCCTCGGGCAACGGTCGGTTGCTGACCACGACCCCGTTCCGCATCGTCCAGTTGGTGGAAGACACCAAGATGGTCACGCAGTCGACGGGCACCACGACCAGTGGCAGCACGGCGGTCACGCTGGCAGCGGCCAACGCCGACGTTCGCACGGGCATGCTCGTGACGGGCACCGGTATTGCCGCCAACACGGTCGTCGCCGCTGTCTCGGGTACGTCGGTCACGCTGTCGGCCAACGCCACCGCCTCCGGCACGGTCACTCTGACCTTCGTCGGCTACCCGGAAGTGCTGCTGAAGTGGAACTTCGGCTACCACGCCTACCAAGTCGCCGTGGCGATCTGAGGAGTCTGAATCATGGCAATTTCTCGCGCACAACTTCTCAAGGAGCTGCTCCCCGGCCTGAACGCTTTGTTCGGCATGGAGTACAAGCGCTACGGTGAAGAGCACAAGGAGATCTACGAGACCGAGTCTTCGGATCGTAGCTTCGAGGAAGAGACCAAGCTCGCTGGTTTCTCCGCCGCTCCGGTGAAAAACGAAGGACAGGCCATCGCGTACGACAACGCGCAGGAAGCCTGGACCGCTCGTTACAACCATGAGACCATCGCAATGGGCTTCTCCATCACCGAAGAGGCGATGGAAGACAACCTGTACGACAGTCTGTCGGCGCGGTACACCAAGGCTCTGGCTCGGGCGATGGCCTACACCAAGCAGGTCAAGGCCGCTGCGATCCTGAACAACGGCTTCAACAGCTCGGTCACCTACGGTGACGGGCAGTCGCTGTTCTCGACCTCGCACTCGCTGGTCTCTGGAGGCGTCAACAGCAACCGTCCTGCGACGGCGGCTGACCTCAACGAGACCTCGCTGGAGAACGCGGTGATCCAGATCGCTGCGTGGACGGACGAGAAGGGCCTCCTGATCGCCGCCAAGCCGCGCAAGCTCATCGTGCCCCCGGCCCTGATGTTCGTTGCCACGCGCCTGCTGGAGACCAATCTCCGCGTGGGCACCACCGACAACGACATCAACGCGCTGAAGAACAACGGCAGCATCCCGGAAGGGTATGCCGTGAACCACTTCCTGACCGACAACAACGCTTGGTTCCTCAAGACCGACGTTCCCAACGGTCTGAAGCACTTCGTGCGCGTGGCCATGTCGACGTCGATGGACGCCGACTTTGACACCGGCAACAGCCGGTACAAGGCCCGTGAGCGCTACAGCTTCGGCGTGAGCGATCCCCTGGGCATGTACGGCTCCCCCGGCGCAAGCTGATCGGTTCCACTGAGATCCAAGGCCCCTTCGGGGGCCTTTTCTTTTGCCTGAGACTATGCTAGGCTCGGGCTTGCCCGAGACCTCACTCACCCCTAAACCACTGCACCGACCGGCTCGGCGGACTGTCTCCTCAAGACGGTGCGGTATGACGAGGAACCATCATGGGATTCGCTTCACATCTCGGCCCCTGGCTGCTGGGCACTGTCAAGAACACGACCGGCACCACGGCGGGCACGATCCGCAACATGGGGGCCACGGTGGTCTCCCAATCCGCCAACGTGGTGTTTGGCACGCTGACGGGCACGGCCTTCGTCCTGCCTGCGGGCGCACAAGTGACGGCGGTCACGGTGGTGACCACGGCGGTCTTCAGCGCGGCAACGACCTGCAAGCTCAGCATCGGTGGTGTTGACTTCACGACCACGGGTACCGTCACCAGTGTCGGCAGCGTCTCGCTGACCGCCAACGCGACGACCCCGGGCGGCTGGGTGAACGTCGGTGCCACGGACGCCATCGTGGACTACACGCTGGCTGGCGCGGGCCTGACCACGGGCGCGGCGACGATTATCATCAGCTACGTGGTGCGTGCCGACGACGGCTCTGCGAACCCGTCGCAGGTCTGATCCTGACGCCCCTTCGGGGGCGTTCTCCTATTGGAGTTTTCTATGATGCAGACTGACGTCAGCGCAGGTTCAGTTGGCGCAGCCACGAGCGCGTCGATCACCACCTATCGCACGCGTATCAAAGCCATTGCCATGACGTACACCGCCAGTGCAGGCGCATTGACGATCACTGACGGCAATGGTGGCTCCACGCTGTTCACGTTCACTCCCGCAGCGGCGGCAGGCTCGCTGTACATGCTGCTTCCTGGCGAAGGTATCCTCGCACAAAACGGGATCTATGCCACAACGGGCACCGGCACCACCGCCACGGTGATGTATGGCTAAGACACCTGCTTGGACGCGTAAGGAAGGCAAGAACCCCAAAGGGGGTTTGAACGCCAAAGGACGTGCGTCCTACAACGCGGCCAATCCGGGCAAGCCGGGACTTAAGCCGCCAGCGCCGAATCCGAAGACCGAGAAAGATGCAGCGCGACGCAAGTCGTTTTGTGCGCGGTCTGCCGGGCAAGCTAAGATGTTCCCCGAAGCGGCGAAGGACCCGAACAGTCGCTTGCGCAAGGCGAGGAAAGCATGGAACTGTTGACTTGTACGCGTTGTAAGGCCGAAAAACCTGCGTCAGCAGAGTTTTTCCCTCCACATAACAAAAAGCGCAACGGCCTTGATAGTTGGTGCAGGCAGTGCCGCGCCACATACCGCAATGAAATATGTCGTGGTAAGTTCAGAGCTTCGGTAAGCGATGAACAGCTTAAGCAGATCAAAGCAGAAGTAACAGAGTGTGT